ACGATTGAAATACGGAGGACTAGTAAAGATCATGTCGATCTTGCCTTTGTACTTCTTGAAGCGAGGATTCTTACCAACCTCTTCAGAACCTGATCTGAAGATTTCGTAGGTATTTGTTTCGCTAAAGAAAGGATTGCCTCTGTAGGTCTTGGTGTTGTAGAAATCAGCAACATCCGCGTACCGTGGGCGCTCTTCGCCTGTGTCTCCGTCAATGTAATACAGATCAGGGTTTGGATCGGTGCCAATGTAATGAATGCGTCGATCATCCTTGACACTCATGGCGCCTAGAATACGACCACCCCATCCTGATGACGGGTCGTAGATCACGATAGGGTCTTTCTGTCCCTTCGCGTGTTCAGTAAACCGCTCGTACAAATACTTGGCAGTCATGGGCGGAAAGTTGTGAGCAACCTGAATGTATCCAATGCGGAAAGCAGCAAATCCCTTTGGGAATACTCTCTCACCCTTCTTGTAAAGGCGAATGGTGTACACCTTATCATCAGGCATAGAGTTCACATCAAATGTAGAGAAGTGCCTGTACTGCAACACTCCCTCGTCTTTGAGTTGCTGCACTTGCTCTCGCGTGAGATTCAAGATATCCGACTGATTCAGTTGGAAGTATCCTGTGTTGTTTCCTTCTCTCTGCTTGACTTGCTCAAGCATGAAATCGTAACCCTTGAAGATTTCCTTGTTGGTTTGGAACGCCTTGATCCAAGTCATTGCATCGGGTACAGAAACCAAAGCAGGCTTCTTGTTGTTACGCAAGCAAGACAAGGCGTGCATATACAGGGAGTCTCTGCGGAAATGGCGCATTGAACCCTTTACCATGCGATCAATGAATCTGTCTTCGGCAAACAACTCGTAGATGGAGTATCCATCATCCTTTTCGTTGTAGTTGATGCGAGTCTTCATCATGGTAGGAAACCATTGATCCACTTCGGAACCAAGTCGTGCCTTGTTTAGCACAACATCCTTACCGATATCAGACAGTTCATCGTCAAACTCAAAGGTCTTTACAGGAAACTCTCCAAGTTTATTCCACTCTTCAATGATGTCTGCTTCTGATTTGCCAATGCGCGGAGGACAACCCTTGGCGTCCCATACATCCACCACGGTCTTCCGCATTTCAATGACCCATTCGCGGAACTTGGCTTCGTCCATCTCCAGTAGTTCCTCAAAGGTTACATTTACTGGATGATTTAGTAGATGAGTGTTTCTCTCAAAGAATGTTTTGTGTGCTTGCAGAGTTTCCATGCTGTCCTTCCATATTGTTCTGTACTTCGGCTTCACTCAATCGTCTACCAACAACCCAAAAGCAAGTTCGGTGTGAGGTGATATCAAGATTCTCACGCATCCACTTGTGCGCTTTTGCTTCGTACAGATCGTCAAGGATTGTACCATCAGAAAGCGTTTCCACAAGTGGTTTTCCGTATACAGTATTTAGGCAATGCAATTCGTACTTAGGCAAATGGTATCCAGTTCCCAACGGATTCACCCACTTGTTAATGTTCTCGGTACGCTTGGGGCCCACACACAACCCAATGATACGCTTGGCATCAATTTGATACTTGGACAGTCCGCGCAGTATAGACGCGAAATGTACTCCGCTGCCAACTGGAATTACCAGTTGATCTAGACCCTTAGGCAAGTTACCTACTTGTCTTTCGATGGAATCTATTACCGCGTCCTCGCGGTACTCAACATTGTGGGTAAACACGGAATCGAACAGATTCTCTGCCTTTGCAATCTCGCGCATACGAGCAAGCACAGGTCCGTGCATTCCAGTTCCACAAACATTGCGAACATCTGCACCTAGCCATTTTGCGTAACGCATCATGTGGTGGTTGTCTAGGGTTTCGGGACTGCTGCCACCTACACAAATCACGCACGGAATACCCAAGTCTTTACACACTCTGGCTATGATCGTCCCCGTGGTAGAGTGTACCTGCGTGTGGGTTATAACGCCAGCGTATTTGGATTTCAACTCCTCGCGCATAGGATACAGCAAACGAATCGCTTGCCGTACCTTGCCTCCGTTCACATCGTGAAGGCCGTATGGAGTGTACATATCGTCCCGCTTGTAGAACACCCCCTGCAACATCTGTATGGGTGTTCTATTAAGAACATGGGCAGGAAATGCTGTAGAGAAGTCGTATTCTGCTTTCATACAGGAAGCGATGCCTTGCAATGCATAAACTGCGGATCGTAGAACTTCTCTTCAAGTTCACATCCCCACCAACGCCTACCAGTTGTATTTGCCGCAAGCAGAACAGGACCAACACCTGCAAACGGATCAACCACCAAGGCATCGGGTTCTGTAAGATTCTCAATCACATACTTGCAGAAATCCTGTGACCACACAGATTGATTCAAGACTTTCTCTTGCTGATCCACATAGATGTCTCGTAGCCAGTCTCCCTTGCGGTGTATCACTCCCTGACTCGTATACACAAGCATATGTTGGAAAGTGAAGTAGTACATATCTCGCTTACCCACTTCGTTACGAACCACAACCTTGTAATCCTTGAGACTTAGACCTTCATTCTCGAGGCATTGTGCGTACCACATATGGTTAGACAGAATGAATCCATTGACTCGGCGATCAGTCTGACACACAACCACAAAGCCAGTAGGTTTCACAATACGAGCAAACTCTCGCATTGCTTTTTGCTGAAACTGCCTGTAGTCGTCAGTTTGATCCTTTCCGAAAGGAGTCTGAGACAGATCAGGACATGATGTGAAAACCAAGTCAACCGATTCAGATGGAATACTAGGCAGATAATCAAACGCATCACCTAGCACATATGAGTTCTCTTCAAACTTGTTCATGGCGAAATCCTACTAAAGTTGTTCTTCTTCTCGAACGACATGGTATGCTCGAACTTGTCAACCAACTGGTCTGCTTTGTGCGAGATCACAAACACATTGGAGTTGGCGCCGAATGAGTGCAGAATCTTCATAAACTCTTCGGTTCCTGATGTATCTAGGGAAGAATCAAACACCTCGTCCAAGATCAGCAGATTGGTGTTTGCGCTGTTCTTGATTCGCGCAATCTCTCTCCATGCCAACAGCAGAGCCAAATCAATACGCATTTTTTCACCTTCGCTGAAACTCATGTACGAGAAAGCATCTCTATGCCTACTCTTGATGGTTTCGTTGAACTCATCGTCAAGAGTAAAGTTTGCGAAGAAATCCATCGTGTTCAAGTACTTGTTGATGGTCTTGTTGATGATTGGCAAATAGTATCTGATGATTTTAGCCTTGATACCACTATCCTTGAGGAGCGTTGCCGCTACGCTATAGTAGTGCATCTCTTCTACAAGACTGTGCTTGGAGGACTCGTTCTTGTTCAGATCACCTTCAAAATCAACCAATCGCTTCTGATGATCCGTGTCTGCCACCTCTTTGCTTTGGATGGTCTTGTTCTCTTTGGTGAGTTTAGAAATGTACGAGTTGCACGCCGTAATAGTGGAGTTTGCCTCCATTGTCTCGGTGTTTAGGCGCTCCAGTTCAGAAGACACAACTTCGTATTCCTCAATCTGCTTACGCTTTGTATCAATCTCATCAACAATGGCACCAACTGCTTCGGTCAACTCTCCCTGCTTGCTCTTCTTTTTGCACAACAGAGAGTGGATAGGATTACTTGCCTTGTCAATGGACTGATGACAAGTAGGGCAAACTTCGTTGTTATCGAAGAATGCAAGTTCATCTCCAACCTTTCTGCGATTGGATTCTAACTGCTTCTGCAATGTCTCCAGTTTGCTGATCTGTTTCAGCAGCGACACCTTTCCTTGCAACTGCTGCTTTACTTCGGCAATCTGCTTGGTTAGAGATTCCAGTTCTTCCTGCTTCTCAGCAATCAAGGTTTCAGAACGCGCAATCTCTTTCAGATTTCCATGTACCTGTTCGTCATTCTTGCTTTTCAAGCCTGCAATGAGTTCCTTCTGAGCGCGGATGCTTTCCTTTAGAATCGCAATCTTGCGTTCGTTGTCTGCAATCTCTTCCTTCAGATTGGACATCTTTGCCTTGAGAATTGTGTTCATGGTGGAGAACACATTGATATCAAGGATATCTTCGATTACCGCGCGGCGATCCGAAGCAGGCAACTGCATAAACGGCACAAACGATGAACTGCCTAGAATCACTACTTGGGTAAAAGACTTGTAGTTCATCTTCAGAATCTGCTCTTCAAGCATCTTCTGATAGTCCTTAGTTGTGGCGTGCTGATCTAGCAGATTGCCGTTCTTCCACACCTCAAAGCGATTCGGCTTGATGCCTCGAACAACTTTAAAGTCATCCTGTGCAATGGTAAACTCTACCTCAACCAGGCAGTCTTTCTCATTGATGCTGTTCACCAACTGAGGCAGATTGATCTTGCGGAATGGTTTACCAAACAGTCCAAATGTCACAGAATCCAACAGAGCGAATGACTTTCCGTGCCCGTTGTTACCCGAAACGAGGGTCATCTTGGCTTTGTTCAGTTGAATCTCTGTGAAGTTGTTTCCGAACGATCCAAAGTTCTTGAATCGCACTTTGGTAAACACGATCATAGCGATAGACTCTCCATGTACAGATCACGCACAATACGCTTCAATGCAGACTTGTCATGCACCTCTTCCATACCGTCAATCTCTTTGTTGATTAGTCCAAGAGTGTCTAGTGCCATGTCTGCTGCGGGTTCTGCTGTACCTGTATCGGTGTTTTGCTCCACAATGGTTACACCCATGGCAGGAGCAGTATAGATGCCGTCCAAGAACTTATCAAACAGATACGGCTTGGTCTTGTTGTCTACGAATACCTTTACAAAGGCATTTGCGTACTTTGAGAAGTCCTTAGTTTCAAGAATCTTAGCAATATCCTGTACTGTGTCATCGTAGCGAACGGCGTGGAACATCTTGTGGGGATTCTCCACGAATGTAAGTTCCCGCGTTTCGGTGTCTAGTACATGGAATCCCTTACGGTCTTCCAAATCGCTGAAGGTAATCTGATACTGAGTGCCCAGGTAGTAGACATTGCCTCCACTATGCTTGTGGTGGAAGTGCCCCGACAGCACCATCTCGTATCGTGCAAGAGTATTGGCGTGCATACCACCTTCAAACTTCACGCCGCGCAACACCTGATAGCCTTCAAGTTCAAAGTGACCGCAAATAACTGGACACTTGCTGCGCTTGATAAAGCGCATAAACTCTTCGCCATTGTTTTTGTTGATCCAAGGCACCATAGCAATCTTCAAAGAGCCAAACTGCAACTCAATAGGCTCTTCGTAGATGTTGAAGTTGGTGTACCTGTCTCCGAACAGTTCTTTAGGAGAGTTGACTAGATTAGTGTTCTTGTAGTACACATCGTGATTGCCTAGAATACAATGGACGGTCATTCCCTTTTGCAGCAAGGGTTCCATGAACCGTGTACGCACCTGATTCAAGGTATGGAAGTTCACAAACTTACGGCGATCCAAAAGATCACCCAAATGAAGTACTGTGTCTATACCGTGCTTGTCGCAGTACGGAAAGAACACTTCATCAAAGAACTTGAAGAAGTACTCACCAAATACCGGCGAATCAGACCTGGCGCCAAAGTGTGTATCGTTAATGATTGCTAGTTTCATTACAACTTACCCACAAAGAGTATACATCACGATCATAGATCGTCAAGGTGATTGCGCTTGGTCTTTTTGCTTTTCTTGCCTTTTCTTCGAGGGGAATCAGACTTTGAAAACTTGGCGATATCATTCTGAGACAAGTGAAAGTAATCAGCAACTGGATCATCTGAGTCAGATGCATTTAGCAGGTTGCTTCTGACTTTGCCTGTCTTGTCTGCCGCTTCTAGCATCTTGTAGCGTATGTACATTTGCTTTTTCTCCTTAGCAATTCTGCGTAAGAAGGCAAAGTAAATGATCTGCGTAAAGTACGAGAAGGGATTCTTAGACTTGGTGGGATCGAAATTGCTGGCGTACATCAGGCAGTTTTCAATGCCATCTCCTATCATCTCTTCCCGATACGGGTAGTTAATGAAGTTTGGTCTGTACGACAAGTGCGTTGCGATGTCCAAGAAACACTTGCCAATGTAGTCTGTTACTGGAGGAGTAGATCGTTCTGCTTTCTTCTCCGCGTCCACCACGACCTTCCACTTCACCATTTCAGCATAGAACACCTTGTTGTCGATGTAATGCCCAGATTGAGTTTCTTCCTCAATCTCTTTCTCTATCTCTTCGGGATTCAACTCTACATCTTCTTCAGTTTTTGGTTTTCGTTTCTTCATAATGCTCCATTCGATAAGGAAGTATATCACGGTTTCACAAGGATGCTAGCCAGATAAAATCTATTCGGTTTTTCTTGCAGGCATCGTATGCACCACCACTACATAGAGTGAAGGTTTCACGGTCCTTAACACCTTAAAGGTAGTCACGGGGATCAGGCGACCAATCGTTTGGTCTGTTACCGTATTCCTTATCAGGACCACCATCTGTTTCTTCCGTAGGTAACTGCTCAGGAGCAGCAGGAATCTGTGGTTCTCTTTCACTTTCGATACGACCTTCTTCAATCATCTCTGGCGTAACCTCTCCGCTCTTGATCTGATCCAAGAGTTCTTGCATGAATGCCGCACCTTCTTCTAGTTCTGCTTGCTCTGCGGGTGTTACCTTAAAGATGCCACCATTCTTCAGCACCATGAGATAATGCGCTACTGCTTTATCACTAGGAGCCATGCAGTCTAAAATATGGGCCTTGGGTAGAGAGATGACTCCATCCTTTGTCCAGTTGGTCCACTTCTTCATCAGAAGTTTTTCCTCACGGGGTATACCGTACTGGTCGATTAGGGTCAGGGTTTCCAAAGTAAACGGGTTCTCTAGAACCATGCGAGTCTTGGTGACACCGCGAATAGTGGCAATGATATCATCGCCGTTCTTTAGTTTGATTATGGTTGGATCGCTGTATTCCATAGCATCTCCTATAGTTTGATCGTAACCGTAGTGTAGTCAAACTTCTCTGTGGAGTAGATTTTCATGCGCTCCAAGAAGTGATTCAAGGTGAAGTTCACCTTAGATTTCCACCGCAGATCGTCTGCGACATCGTATAGTCTTGCCTTCTCCTTATGCTCTGACTTTCTGAGTTGGCGACCTATGCTTTGCAACACCCTGATTCTGCTCTTGGACGGTGAAGCAAAGACAATATTATGTAGTCTCCTAATGGATACCCCTGTGCTGAAGACCCCGTAGGATGCAACGATTATGGCATTGTCTTTGGTTTCTGCAAGATGGCGAATGTGTTCTCGCTGTTCTACATCAGTTCCACCGTAAACCAAGTACACATCTTTGCCTAGTTCTTTTGCTTGCTTCTGTATTTGCTCGAACAGGGGTTTACCGTGCTTTTCCACATACTGAAACAAGACCAGCGTATTTCCCTTAGTTTTGCACGCTAAATTGGTAATGAACTGATTACGCTTCGCGTGAGAAACAAGAAAGTCAATCTCATCCTGATATCGCATTCCCTTGACCGCTTTGCAGTCTTCGTCAGAATACTTCAGAGTAATGCAGTCAATAGTAAAGTCGCTGAGTAGTTTCTGCTTGATGAGTTCTGTAGTACTTGTCACCTTGTAAACTGCACCAAACAATCCTTCGATGATTAGGCGGTGAGTCTGCGTACCGTCTAGCGTACCTGTGGTTCCGATTCTGAAGTCGCAGTCGAGCAAGCGAGACATGATGGTTGACAGCGATTTTGCTTTGTACAGATGGCACTCGTCACCGAACACCGAACCAAACTGCTGAAACCACTTTGCAGGTTGCTTATAAATGCTCTGCCAAGTAGTGATTACCACTCGCTTGTCTGTAGTTTTGGTCTGACCTGCGTAAATCTTGTGCAAGTGCTTGCTTGCTTTCCATGCTTTGTCGCCAGAAGCGTATTCGGTAAAGTCATTTTCCATCTGCGCCACGAGCGAAGTAGTGGGCACCACAATAAGCACTTTGCGCTTGTCTTCTTCCAAGCGTCTACGCATCAGGGTGTAGATGATGAGACTCTTACCCGATGCAGTTGGACTAAGCAGTAGGCATCGTTCTTTATTGAGAGAGTGGCATACTGCATCTACTTGATGCGGGTGTGGATCAATCTGCTTGCCACCTGCTACTAGATTCAGAGTTTTCATGTACTCGCGTACATCTTCCTGAGTCCATTTATCTTGGGGTTCCGTAAACGAAACACCAACCCAGTAGTTTCGTTCTGTAGCAAACGATTTCACATAGTCTAGCAACCCACAGTATAACTCCTGAGAGTGTTGATTGTACAGACGGATTTTACCGTCCCACATCTTGCTGCGATACGCAGGCATAAACTGAAATCCAGGCACCTTGAATGTAAAGAAGTCGGAGAGTTCTTGCGCTACACCCTTGCTACCGCAATCTACCTTGAGGTACACGGAGTTTTTCTTGCTGACAATTATGCTCTCCATGCTTGTATTTAGGGTGTCCATAGTTTACCTCGGACACGCACTTGCGTTGTAGGAACTTGAAACACCGTCCCTGACCACAATACGCATTCTATTCCCGCTTGAAGCATCATGTTCCATCCCTTGTGGATGCTATCAAGATTCGAGGGAGAATCGTACAGTTCAAGCATTTCTTTATGAGCAACCAGTTTGGTTATGCCTGACTGTATGAGTCCTCTCGCGCAATCAATGCACGGAGCAAGGGTGGAGTATGCATGGCAACCCTTTGTGGATAGAACGCTCTGGCAACAGCGATACAGCGCGTTTCTCTCAGCGTGTTCCATGTAGATGCTCTTTGCTTCTTTACTCAGCAGAATTTCATCTGTGACCACAATTCCTTCGGGTAGAGAATTAGATGATCCTGCAATTACGCCCATGCTTGGATGGACGATCACACATCCTACTTGTGTCGATGGATCAGGACTGTGCTGTGCAAACCGATACGCTTGTTTCAGATACGAAGCGTAGACGGCGCCATCTCCTGTAAAGCCAGACACTACTTTCATCATGCTCCCTGCGTGAACTTTTTCCAATCAATGGCGCTGCGAATGTTCCAATGCAGATTGGAAACTGCCCTGATTACTCCTGCTAGGAATTCTACCTTCTCTTCGCAGAACGCTAGTTTGGTGTGAATTGTTGCAAGGTCTGAATCACTTTCCAAATACTTGTCTAGGTCCTGACGAAGTATCTTCAAGTGAAACGGTTCCCAACCCAGTTGCTCGAGGCGCTCTTCGCTCATTCTGCCTGAGTAGTATTCCCACTTGTCTCTCTTCAGAGCAGACAACTCTAACTTGAGTTTGCGTAGGATTAGTTTCTCGTCCATCAGCAGATTCAGATACTTGGAGTGCAACTGTGGCACCAAGAGAGATGCGATGTCGAGTTCTGTTGGATCAACGGTCAAGTCTTTCTTGACCATGGCACGGAGTTCTTCTAGTTTCATCACAAAAGCATACTCCAAAAGGCAAACAAGTCAAGCCTGATCTATAGTAAAGAACTCAAATGCAAACTTGGAGGTTGCTGTGAGCGTTTGTGCCCCGTCTATTGCAGCGTTGAAGGATACCGAAGACAACTCAACAGGGAACATATTGTTGAATCTGAAAGTTCGCACAGCGTTGTTGGCGCTGCTTAGTACCACCATTGTTCCAGTATCAAGTTGTGCTTCTAGAGTACCCGTAGCAATGTTTGGAGTAAATGGCCTTACGGTTTCCCAATCGTTAACCACGCGCAACGCCTGCATCCAGTTGTACAACTCTATCCAGTTTGTCATGGTTTCGTCAATCAGGAATGAGATATCCAAGTCTCCAAACTGCAAGTTCTGAGATGGAATCTTGAGGGTTCTGCCGCTTCTTGGATTGTTAGCAGACATCGCGTTTACTGTGACGCCTGGAATGTTTGCACTTTGACAATGGTATGTCACTCCAGGCAAACGGGCAATCGTAAACTTGAATGCTGTTGGATACAGGTAGTTTTCGCTATTGGTACTGGACTCAAAGTTTGCCATTGTTCCTCCATAGTATGTATCCAAAAAGAAAGTGGGGAGGGTTTCCCCTCCCCACCTCGGTTTCAGTTACCTAACGATTAGCCAGCGATGTTGGTCACAGCAAAGATACGGAAGTATCTGTTGTTGCGAGTCAGCGAACTGACTCCACCGATGTTGATGTCGATGTTTCCGCTTGAAGGCGTGACATTGTATGGGTTTGTTGCCATACCGTAGCGCGTCTTGAAAGCGATCTTTGGCTGGAAGGTGTTTGGATCAGTTGCACGCACCATCTGTAGAGGAACATATGGGCAGTAGAACAGACCGGCATCGTATGGGTTGCTTCCCTTGTAACCGATCATGCAGTAATCTGCGGTTACGAACGGATCAACATACACCTTGATGCGACCGTTTAGAGTACCGACGAACAGATCACCTGTTTCGTCAGGCATTCTAATACCGTTGTTGTTGAACGGACCGCTGTAGTCTAGAAGACCTGCGAGCGAGAGCGCAGAAGCAACATTGGTGCTGCAAATCAGGAAGTTACCCTTACCGCGGCGAGTCGAGCGAGCAATCTCGTTGGCCTCTGCTTCGATGCGGTATACCAAGTACTTGAAGCGTTCAACCATCCAACGACCGTTTCCTGTGTTGGAAGCAGCGTTGTCTACATTTGTACCCGTGATTGCTGTGAGGTAAGCAGTACGGATGATCTCGCGGTTGATTTCACCGAGGATTTCTGTCGAAAGAATGTTCGACAGTTCACTCTCAGCGTCAAGACCGTGAACAGCCTTGAGGTCTTGTGCGAGTTCTGTGGTGTACTCTGCCTTCAGAGCGCGTGCTTGTGCGGTTACAGTTCCCTTGTCGATTGTGAACGACATCTCAGAGAACGGAGTTCCACTCTCGCCACGCTTCTCAAGTTGCACAGAAGTCATACCACCACCAACTGAGTAGTTGGCCGATAGAGGATCGGTGTTTGCTGCGTTCCATACACCGTATCCACCGCCGTGAACGCGACCAGCCTCAGAGTTTGGTGAGTTGGCGTTGCTTACTTCGGTGTCGCCTGTTAGACCACCTGCACCAACGCTACTTGCTGTACGGCCAGAACCAGTTACAGGGCGAGCGCCAGAGAAGTCGGTATCGGGTTCGTCGTAGAGTGCTTCGGTTGACGATAGCGTACCGTTAGCAACATACTTCGAGCGCATGGCAAAGATGAGTCCTGTTGGACCACTCATTGGCTGCACCGAACCGATATCGTATGCAATGATGTTTGGCATTGCTCTACGAACGAGCGAGATCATCACAGGCGAGAAACCTGAGATGTTACCTAGCGAGGTAGCATCTGAACCAGGTCCACCCTGTGCGTATGTTCCGCTCAGAGAGTTTACTGCAACTTCTCTTAGATCACGCTCGGTGTTCTCTAGAAGTACTGCGGTTACATTTTTACGATAGGCGTCCTTGATTTCACCTGCTGATGGGTGGTCAAGTACTGGGGCCCACTTTTCCGTGAGCATGGATGCGTTTGCAATCTTTTCCATCTGAAATCTCCTTGTTATCCTCGGGTGAGGGAGTTAGTTAGTTACGAAACTTTGAAAGTGAGCGCGTGTATGCTTCCATCACAGGCGACAATGACGCTTGTGCTGGCTTTGATTCTTCGATTAGTGTTTCTGCTTGAACTGGAGTCTTTAGGTAAGTCTCTTTCAGAACAGAGAGTTTGTTCTTGTATTCGTCAACCGAATCAAACTCAACGCTCTCTGCAAGACCTTTTAGTTTCTCCACTTCTGATAGTGTAAGACCTTCAATCGACTCGCTGAAAGCAATGCGTGCTTCCAGTTCACCAATCTTCTTTGCCTTATCCATGCTGTTCTTGATCTCTTCGTTAACCTGTGTAGTCAACTCTTCAATCTTGGTGTTTGCTGCTTCTAGCACATCCACCTTGTCTTCAGGAATGGTAATGAAATTGTCGGTGAACAGATTGCGTAGACCTTCCATGAAGTTCTCTGCGATCTCTGCACGAAGACTGCGCTCTAGTGCAATCTTGTTTTCCTTGTACCATTCTTCAACAACATACGACAGATACTCGTCAACCTTTTCTGCCAGATCGCTCTGCGTGGTTGCTACTGCTTCTGCGAGTGCTGCTTCGTAGTGATTCTTCATGGCTGCTTCGCGCTCTGCGATTACAGCACCAAAGATGGTTTCAGCCTTGGTCTTGAAGTCTTCGGAGAGGTTCTGACCGTCAAAGAGAGGAGCAAGATGTTCCTTCATCTTCTTTGGATCAGTCTTCTTGGCCTCTTCCATGTCGTCTTCCTCTTCTTCGCAGTCATCGCACCACGGAAGATCGTCGTCTTCGTTGCATGAGCATTCCTCTTCCTTCACAACTTTCTTGGCCTCTTCCATCTCTTCTTCGTCCTTCATTTTCTTGGCCTCTTCCATCTCTTCGTCCTTACCCTTCTTGCCCTTCTTCTTGTCTTTCAGCCAAGGGGGAAGGCCTTCAGAAACAGGCGCCTTCTTCTCATCAAGTACTTCGTTGCTTTCGCTTTTAGGATTGCTCATCTGTGTCTCCTTTTGAGGTAATGAAACCGATCTATTTATGCCTAATCTGATTTTCACAGACCCCGCAAGAAGGCATTGAATGCTTGCAGTTTTGCCTCTTCCAAATCACGCTTGGAAGTGCGCTTGATTACTTGTTTGATTGCTTCTACCTGTCTCCAGTTGCCATTTTCATAGACCCAATCCTTACCTTCCATGACACCTTCAACGAAAGCGTCAGGAGCAGATGGGTCTGCTACAATGTCTACTGCGGCAAGATTAAAGTCGCTTTGCACTTCGTTGATGCCATCTTTGGTGGTTTTCAGAGAACCCACACCACGGGAAGACACACCAAACTTAACGCCTTCGTCAATCATGTTTTTGACGATTTTGCCATATGGGGTGTCCATGACCTTTGCTTTGCCCCAAATGTTCTTACCGTCCACCTTCATCTCTTTGATGATATGGGAAACGCGGTCGAGATTCAGTTGTGGGCCTTCGGGATGGCCTAGTTCGCCCATTGCGCGGTTCGCTTCTACAAACTCTTTGTTGTAGCGCATGGCTTCCTTAACAAGGACTCCGTTTGGGTACACGCGACCGTTGCGGTTTTTGATATCAGACTGCATGAAGACGCCTTCGATGAAATACGCTTTCTTGCCATCACGCTCTTCGGTGATGATCTGAATGTCGTCTGTGTGTTCGGTTATGAGTTTCATTCGTCTTTGCCTTTCTTCTTTTTACCGCGAAGAATCTTGAAGTCTTGAC